ACGAAACTGGCGAGTGGGACAAGTATTCCAACGGCCGGCCGTGGTTTGTGACGGTTAAGGATGCCGCGATCATTCGCGGGCTGCTTGAGCGGACACAATGAGAACGTGAAGGATCAGGAGCGGCGAACTAAGGAGGTGGCAACCATGAGCGACGATACTGAGCGGTCTGTTGCAATGCGTGGTTCTCCGCTGGCTGTCGGGGAGTACGTGCTTGCGACCAAGTACGACGACGGCGACGCGGGCGACCATTTTTTCGTCGGGTTCGTCTCAGGCTACACGCATCACGGGCGTTATTTGGTTGTGGACAACGACGGACGAAGCCAGCGTGCCAACGGATTCCGGCGAGCCGAGCGAATCACCACAGAAGAAGGGTCGGCGTTGGTTGCGATGTTTCCAGACATTGGCGACAAGCCTGGTCCATCCCTTTGGTGGCACTTGGATCGCATTCGCTGCGGCAGCCCCGACGTGTGACCAGTGGAAATGTTTGATTGGATTAAGTCGGAGAACGCCAGCGATGAATGGCTGCGAACACAGGAGCATGACACATGACAGACGAAAATGAGCAGCCCATTCCATCGCGTGGTTCTCACGGTGATGAATACGAGTTGCCGGGTGGCCCGCTCTTCTCGGAGCGGTCCAAGATGGCGCACGCAGCCTTTGAGTGGTGCCGCGACAACAATGCGTCACTCAGCGCGCCGGTCAACATCGTCACGGCTTTGTTTTCGCTGGGGCTGGTGGTCAAGAAGCCCACGCTTTCCGACGAGGAGCGGGAGGCGATTGCGTGTGCTGCGGAGTCGTATGCGGACAACGACGATGACGAGGACTGTGCGAGGGTCGCGGCTACGCTTCGCGGCGTGATTGAGCGGTTAGGCTGAGAACGCCAGCGATCAGCGGCATCGAACACAGGAGCAACCATGAGAGACGAGGTAAATGAGATGTCCGCTGCATCGCGTGGTTCTCAGCCGGACTACGTCAACGAACTACAGAGCATCATTGAGCGAATGAACGCGGTGTCGCTGCACCAATGCGATCGCGAGTACGACGGGTCGCCGAAAAGGTGGGCTATGCACCCCTTGACATGCGGCAAGGACTCTTCGCACGGGCGGCTGTTCCCTTGGTTTGACGGCAAGCGGATTCGGCTGATTTGCCCCGACTGCGACTACACGCAGGGCAACGCGGCGATATTCTGAGAACCACATTTATACGGCCCCGTATATCACGCCCCCTGCCGTATATCACCCCGCCGGATCGACGCCAGGCTGCGGCGTGACGGCGAGAGCCGGCGTTATGCGGGGCCGTATAAGACGAAAAACCCGCACGGAGAATTGCCAGCATGAGCGCGAAACTCATCCTCTTCGTCGGAGTGATCTACCTGGCGGTCGCCATCGACCAGTACCGCAAGGGCGCGGGCGGCATGGCCCTGGCCTGGCTGGGCTACAGCCTCGCAAACGTCGGCCTCGCGATGGCTGCGAAATAGCCTCGAAACAGGCTCGGCACTCACTGCCGGCTGGCGGCTGCCTGACGGGTAAAATTGGGGGTAGACCCCCACTTTTCTCGGAGGCCGCTCATGGACTGCGACTTCGATGCCTTCGAGGACGACGACGAGGCCATTGTCTTGATGGAGTTTGCCTAGCGTCGGAGCGGTGTACGTTGGTACACTAAACGTAGCGGCATCCGCTACGAGGACTCCGATGGCAACCAACGACGACGTGCTCGACGCGATCGCGGCCAACCTGGCCCAGCCGAAGCGCGCTCGCACCGACGCCGGTGAAGTCGAGCAGCACGAACTGGACAAGCAGGTTGCCGCCGCGGAGTTCGTCATGAAGGCCCGTGTTCAGAGCACGGGCGGGTCGCCGTTTTCCGCACTGCGGTTCGCGCAGATCGAATCTCCGGGGGCCAACGGCTAATGCCGATCTCCGACTACCTCCCGTTCTCTGCGGGCCGCAAGTTGCGGCGGCAGGTTGCCACCCAGCAGGCGGCGATCAACCAGCTCGTGCGTGCCCGGTACGACGCCGCGCAGACCACGCCGCTCAACGAGCGGCATTGGAGCATGGCCGACTACTACTCCGCCGATGCCGCGCTGCAGCCGGAAGTGCGGCGGAAAATGCGGGCGAGGGCCCGCTACGAAATCGCGAACAACTCCTACGCGGCCGGCATGGCCTCGACGTGGGCCCACGACCTCGTCGGCACCGGCCCGTCGCTGCGGCTCGACCTTGGGCCTGACGCGGACGCTGACGCAACTCGCTCCGTCGAGCATGCGATCGCCGATTGGTTCGAGGCGATCGACCTGGCGCGCAAGTTGCGGCTTGCCAAGATCGCCAAGTTGGGCGACGGCGAATCATTCGGCGTGCACGTTAACAACAAGAGGCTGGAGGGCGTGCAGCTCGACCTCAAGCTGGTCGAGGCCGATCATTGCATCAGTCCGTTCGGTGTCCCGCCGGAGAACGACGTGGACGGCGTGCGGTTCGACGAGAACGGCAACCCGACCCAATACTGGATCTCGAAGCGGCACCCTGGCGGCCTGTTCCCGGGCTGGTTCCTCGATGGCGAGTGGATCGGCTCCGACAAATGCCTGCACTGGTTCCACCAGGTCCGCCCCGGCCAGCATCGGGGCGTGCCGGAGTTTGCACCGGCCCTTGAACTGTTCGCCCTTCTGCGGCGGTACACGCTGGCGACCGTGACGGCCGCCGAGACGGCTGCTGACTTCGCGGCGATCCTCAAGACGACCATGCCGGCCGAGGGCGGCGCGGCCGCGAAGCTGGAACTGTTCGAGACGATGCCAATCACTCGCGGCATGGCCGTGGCGGCGCCGGACGGCTGGGAGCCGTACCAAATGAAGGCCGAGCATCCCACGAGCACCTACGACGGGTTTGTGCGGCGACTGCTCAACGAGATTGCCCGCGCGGTTGACATGCCCTACATCGTGGCTGCGATGGATTCCTCGTCGGCCAACTACAGTTCGATGCGCGGCGACTACCTCGTGTATCGCAAGCGAATCGCGGTCGAGCGTGCAGACCTGGAGCGGGTGTGGCTGGACCCGCTGCTCCGGGCGTGGCACGAAGAGGCTGCGATGATGCCCGGCGTGGTGCCGGACGGCCTGCCGCCGTTCGCCGAGTGGAATTGGGCGTGGGGCTGGGACGGCTTCGAGCACGTCGATCCGCTCAAAGAGGCCAACGCCGACGCGGCTATGGTGAATCAAAACATGGCGAGCCTCGCGGAAGTCTGCGCCAAGCGCGGCCGCGATTGGCGAATGGTTCTCCGGCAGCGGGCCGCCGAGAAGGCACTGGAGCAAGAGCTTGGCCTTGAGGCCGCCCAGCCGGCCGCCCGCGGCCGGCGTCAGGAGCAACCCGCATGAACCGACTGGAGTTGTCCGCACAATTCTCCGTTCAGGCGGCCGAGGGGCAGGCCGCGCCCACCTTCGAGCTCGTGGCCTACACCGGTGCCGCGATCCGGCAGGGGTGGAGCCGCAATCCGTTGGTCGTTGACCTGGCCGGAATGAACACGGCCAAAGCCTCCATCCCGATCCTGTGGTCGCATGATCGCACGCTGGACGGTGTGATCGGCCGGTCCACCGAAATACTCAACAGCGGCGAAATGCTGGTCATCCGCGGCGAGCTGCTCACGAGCGGGCTGGTGGCGGAGCGGGTGATCGCTCTGGCGAAGGCGGGCATCCCGCTCCAGGCATCAATCGGCGCCGATGCGGGCGCCATCGAAAACATCAGTGCCGGCGGGGCCGTGACCGTCAACGGTCGCGAGTTCGCTGGCCCGGTCAGTGTCGTCCGGGGATCCGATCTCCGGGAAACCAGTGTCGTGTTGTTCGGTGCGGACGCTTCCACGTCCGCGGCTATCGCCGCCGAGGCGAGTGAGGTTTCCAATATGAGCGAGCAGCTCAACGAGAAGCCCGTCGAGGCCGCCGTGCCGCAGACGGAAGCCCCGGCGATCGTCGCCGCGGAGCCGAAGGTCGAGTCCGTCGTTGCCGCCAAGGGCGGTGACGGTGCGAGCCTCATCGACGTGGACAGCATCGCCGCGAAGGTGGTGGAGCGGATCAAGGCGGACAATCTCGCCGCGGTCCGTGCCTCCCGCCCGTCGGCGCCGGCTGTGCACGTCGTGGAGAGGGGGCCGGAATCGC